GATATAGTTCGTAGGGTACTCCCCTTCCTGAAGACGATGCTAGAGTTGATCGTTGCGTAGTTCTTGAGGACATCTAATGTTGTTCTTGATAATGTTACTGTCATTTACTTGTCATAATCTACGGTGAATGGGGTATCTCCAGTCAGGGCAGCATTTGCTGCTGCTTGTTTGTCATTGAAGTGACAAAGCAATACAGCATAATGGATAATCTTAATGATATCCTTACGTGCTGTACCCTTTCTGTCATACCGTGAAGCATATTTCAAAATATTAGACCTACAGAATGCTTCTGCGTCACCACATGCATCAATCAAGTCCAGTGTCTGAACATTGTTTGAGGAATAATGACCCCTGTAAGTGCCACTGATATAATCTGAGACCTCTTCCAAGATCTCTTTCTCGTTATATTTCAAGGTGTCCATACGTATTGTATCTCTTCATAATAACACTCTTTGGGAGTTCCGTCAAGTCTTATTACTGTAATCTTATCATCATGGACTCTTTGGACTCTGGCAGCACCCTCCTCAAGGGATACGATGCTGCCTATGAACCTACAATCTCCTTTAGTTATCATTTGATTGCTCCGTTACTATGTCTGCATCAATCTTATCATATAGTTCTAAGAATGATTGCTTAGTCTCATCATCAAATCTGTTAACACAAACTTTGATTGCTTTGAGTCTATCATGCCAGATAGCAAATGCTCTGATAATGTGTACGAGTCTACGTGTTGAGATAACTTCATCAACACCACCATCATTGTATGTTCTACGAATGATGTCTGCCCAGTTAGCAAGATTCTCACAGAACTTCTCGTCAAGTACACCTAGGTTAGCAGATACTTTCTCAAGGATCTTTTGCTCAGTCTTAGGAGTAGGATACTCTTGCTCAAAGGTTAAGGCGAATCGCTCAAGGAAGGCTTCGTTGAGCACGTTAGTTCCAATAAAGCGTCCGTCATCTGAACCTTTACCTTTAGTATTTGCGGTTGCAATGATGTTGAATCCATTTGCAGGTTTGACGAATCTTCCAACCTTTTTAAGGAAAACTCCTTTACCTTCAAGGATTGATTGGAGGCAGAGGATTTTGTTTGAGGCAAGGTCAACTTCGTCAAGGAGCAAGATAGCTCCTCTGTTGAGAGCTTGAATAACTGGTCCGTCATGCCATACGGTTGCACCGTTAACAAGACGGAAACCACCGATGAGATCATCTTCATCTGTTTCAATTGTAATGTTTACACGAATCAATTCCCTACCGAGTTGAGCACATGCTTGCTCTACACTAAGTGTCTTACCATTACCAGATAGACCAGTAATAAATGTAGGGTAGAACATCTTAGAACCAATGATCTTCTTTACGTCAGCAAAGTTACCAAACGGTACATAGTTAGGATCTTTGTCTGGTGTAAAGTTTTCTTCTACAGCAGGTGTTGCTGGTAGTCCTTCATAGACTCTCTCAAGTTTTTCTGCTACAGAGAGGTTCCATGTTCCACGTGTAACTTTTTGAAACTGTGGAAGTTTGTTAATTCTTTTAGTGACGCTCTGAACCTTTACTCCAAAATGTTCAGCAGCACCTTTAACCTGATCGCTAGTTACCACTTCACCATCCTTTGATAGGAAGTTGATCAAGTCATCGTTAGTAAATTTGGATTGGAAAGGCATTTGATTTTCTGTTTGTATGAATATAGTATAATTGATGGTAGTTTATTTGCAACCAGTAGGGTGACAGTTTGTTGACTGTCACGCTATCTGCTCAACGAATGAACTAAGAAGTTTTTTGTTAGTAGATTTACTCTTAAGCATTTTCTTGAATGCTCTAGTAATATCACCCTTCTTAGCACCTTCCTTAACCTCAAACTCAATATCTTCATCAAGATTCTTTGATGAGATAGCATAGAGAGCACTGTATCCTTTAGGGAATGGTAGGATAGCAGACTTTTCTTTTCTCCACTGTTTCTGTACTTCCTCATAGTGTGAGTAGTCAGCAAATCTAGCAACGAATTCAGATAGTCTGTTAGGAGAAAGAATACGAAAACCAGTTACACTTACACCAGTATTTCTGTCACGTACTTGTTCAATCAATGTGGTAGTTGTATTCTGATATCCATCCATTCTGGTATATACCCTACCAGTCTTACGATCACGTAACTGTACGTGACCATAATCAAGACTACGAGGACGTACTGTTTCTTCTTCACCTTCATACTGTGTAGTAGCACCATATGAAAGGGACATTGCTTCTCCATCAGTTAGGATACAAGCATTTACTTTCTGAAGATCATTCTCCTTCTTGAACTTAGGAATAATGGTATTTAATAAAACGATTGCTTCATTCAATGGAGTACCAGATAGTTCTAATCCTACTGTCCAATGGTATAGAGTTCTGTTACCAAATGCAAAAGCTTCTGCAAAGAAGTTCTTACACTGTCTTTCATAATCTTTTGGATTAGAACGAGAAGAAAGTAAATTAACCATGTGGAACTCACCTTCTGGTATGTAAATTTCACCTTTCTTGATTCCTTTATACTCTCTGTAAGAGTTACCATACCATCCACCATAAGGATTGATTGGTTCACCAGTTTCAAGAACACGTGCTACTTTCTGCCACTCATTTGTGAAAGCATAAACTTCAAATGGAATCTGAACTTTCTTACAGAATGCAGTTAAATTAAGTAGTTGCTTAACAGTAGCAAAGATCTCATACTGCATAGAACCAGACCAGTCAAGAACAAAGATCATGCCGTGGTTCTTACCATCAGGTACGATGTTGATTCTCTTGAATAGATCTTCATTGTACTTGTAAGTATGAAGATTTTTTGTATCTAAGATACCAGTTCTTGCAGTTGAGGTACGTGCATATGCATCAGCAGACTTACGGCACTCAAACTCTTTTACAAGATAGTTAACTTCTTTCTTGTTCTCGTTACGAAACTCTTGGTACTTTTTAAAAACCTCTGCTCTAGTGAGTCTGTCATCATACTCATTATACTTCTCACTTTCATGCTGTTGCTGACTTTCAATCCACTCATGTACAACCTTCCAGTCAACGATATGCTTATCAAGATTAACCTTTTCAGGAATCTCAACATAAGTGATATCTCTACCATGACTTGTATCAGATAGTGATTCTGCTTTTCTATCAAACTTTTCTTGAGTCTCACCTTCATGGTGCTCACCACCTTTATTGTATGAAGGATTCTCTCTATCAAACTCTTGCTCTAACTCTTCATCACTCAAATCATCTGAATGTGACTGTTGTTGCTGTTCAATTTCTTCACCATCTTCACCATTACTGTCCTGATTTATTTCCATATTTCCATCTTCATCATTGAGAGAAGACTCTTGTTGAATCTTTTCTTGCTCCTCTTGCTGTTCTTTGACAAACTTACGAATATCTTCAGCAAGAGTTAGAACCTCATCAAATGTCTCTGTATTTTCTGCACGTGTTACGAATACTTTCTCTTCTTCTGTAAAAGGAATAAGAGCAGATGCACCAACCTTGTAGTGTAGGTTGATACGATCAATAAAAGCAAACTCTTCTAAGTTCTCATCTTGAATCTCAAAGAAGTCTAATGCGTTGAGTTCAGCATACCCACCAGCAAAGCTCTTACGAAGACCAGGATACTTACGCTTCATTAGTTTCTCAATGCGAACATCTTCAATAACATTCACATATGATTGAGGGACTTGAACCTTAATTCTCCAGTCCTCATTAGGTGTGAACAATGCATGTCCAACTTCATGACCTACAAGAAGATCATATACAATGCTGCTTGCTTTGTCCCAGTTAGGTAAGGTAAGTACTCTGGTATCTACATTGAACTGAGCAGTAGGTACGCTACGGTGCTCAACCACTAAGTTTTCTGTTGCTAGGAGTCTTGCTAGATTTCCTTTAATTTCTTGTTGGGACATACATTTGTTTTGCTGATATACCTAGTATACACAAAAATTGTGCTAGCCAACCAGTGCATGTGTCACTTCGTGAACTGTCTCCTCTAGGTTTGAATAGTTCTTGTCCTTACTTACTGTGATAGTACGGTCAAACTTATCATCTAGAATGGACTTGTGTGAGATAACAAATACATTTGTATTATCATCAAAGTTACGTAAGATCCAACCAAGATCAGAAGTACCAGACTGGTCAAGCGATCCGTCAAAGATTTCATCTAGTATTAAAAGGTTAGTGTCAACACTATTCTTTAACTTAGCAACACTACGCCAAGTAAGAAGAAGTGCTATATCTATACGTGCTTTTTCTCCTTCACTGAAGGACTCATACGTAAAGACATCACGGTATCTAGACTTAATAGTCTCATCAAAATTCTCATCCAAAGAAAAGTTAACATAAAAATCCATGCTCTGCAAGAACTGATTTATTAATTTGTTCATCGTAGGGAGGTACGTCTTAATGATTCTTGTCTTAATACCACTGTCTTTAAGCAGTGATGTGGCAACCTCTAAAATATCTCTATCTTTTTTACTCTCAGTATAAGCTTGTTTTACTTGTCCCTTTTCACTAAGTAAGCCTTCAAGTTTATTATATTCAGCCTTCTTATCTGGAGTTGCTCCTTGTATCTCCTTTATCTCTTCATCAAGTTCCTTAATACTATTTCTAATGGTCATTAATTGATAGTTTGTGTTGGAAACCTGACCATTAAGTTCATTAACTTCAAGTGACAAAGTGACAAACTTTTCATTTCTTTTTTCCTCGGCTTCAATAGCTGTCGTAAGTTCATCATACCCACCATTCATTTCTTCAAGTTTAGACTGTCCTTCCTTTAACATTATATCTCTAAAGTCATCTGATAGATCCTGAGTACATGTAGGACACACATGATTATCCTCAAAGAACTTATGCTCCTTCTTACA